GAGGAAGGTATTCCGAATACTTTCAACTTCAACGGTTCTATCATCTTCATCACGAATAAAAGTTTCGATAACAAGAAAGCATCTAAAATGCAACCTCACTTGGATGCATTGCAGTCTCGTTGTCACTTTCTGGACCTGACTGTTGATACCGAGCGTGACAAAATGTTGCGTATTAAACAAGTTCACCGTGATGCTGATGGTGGTCTGTTCAAAGACTACGACTTCACACAGGAGCAAACTGATGAAATTATGTCGTTCATCTGGGACAATCACAACAAATTGCGTGAAGTGTCCTTGCGTATGTGTCTCAAGATTGCAGACTTGGTTAAGATCAGTGCTAACTGGCGCCAATTGGCACAGGCCACCTGTATGAAAGGTTCTTAATATGCTGAGTGCTATTATTTGTATCGTTTGTTTTGCTATTGCTAACTTTGGTATTGCGGCGTTTCACAATGAGCCGCACTATCAGGATGCCTTGGGCACTACTTGGAGCCAAGCATGGGCGGTATTGATTTACTACTTTATTTGGGTTAGGAATTGATTATGAAACAGCGTGGATTTACTCTCATTGAAATGATGATTGGGATTGTCTTTATAATCACTATTGGATTAATGGTCCTAGGTGTAACTAGTGGTTCCACCCAAGGAAATACAATCAGTTGGGGCGTCAACGGCATGACTGAAATGCGCTGTATCGATGGTTACAAGTTTGTAGTCGGTGATCGTGGTCAAGCCCGTCAAGTAATGGACGAGTTTGGCAAAGGTGTCAAGTGTCAATAAAAGGTTAACCCCTGCAGTGTGCGTAGAGGCAATGTCAATAAGTCCTCTTCGATAAAAAAGGAGCACTGCTCCTTTTACCATTACATTTGTTTATATTTTTGTTTGTGTTATAATATTGCATGGATTTTAAAAACCTCGAAGATGTTGCTACTTTTATGCTTGTCAATTTAAGACTAAGCAGGTATGACCTACAGTTTGTCAATAATCTAACTACATTGATATTGAAAAACAACACTATAACCAGCAACCAACATTCATTATTTAGAAAAATTGTATTAAACTATCGTAGGCAGTTTACACAACATAAACTCGATGCTGATGAATTATTGTTGTTAACTTGGAAATGTAACACAATAGCGAGTTCTCCGCAATATACCAATGCTTCTATTTCTATTTCAAACAATAAGATAATTTTCAGAAGCCCCTTCAATAAAGCATTTTTAACTGCGTTGAAAAAGAACCCAATCTACACAATGGAATGGTTTCGAGATAAAAGGCAGTATGAGATAGACTATGGTATTACCAACTTAAAATCATTGATAATGATGAGTGCGGACCATTTCAGCGTAATTGATTACTGTCCAATTACTACACAAATAATCAATAGTCTTAGCGAATACGAATCTGTTAAATATTGGGAGCCGACGCTTATTTACAATAACGGACACTACTACGTTGCCGCGTGTAATGATATTTTATATGATTACATCAAAGACATACCGCTAACCAATGATTTAAAAATGGTAGCGGACTATGTACAATATGGAATCAATATAAGCGAATCAGTAATTGAACACTTTATTGATACAGAAGATCCTATGAAAATAACACTTGCGATTAGTTATCGGGTCGAGTGTGAAGTTAGAGATTTACCTTCTGCTGTAAAGTGGTTAGTTGAATTGGGTTGTGATGGCATCATTGAACCGGGTAGAGCTACTAAAAAATCTGTACCCGAAAATATCAATAAAAGTATTTTAGATGAGTTTAATATTAGCTTAATAAGAGACCATAGTCTATTGCAAGATTATGATAAACCTGTTATGATTCATCACAGAACTTATGGTATGATGGATTCTCCAAAAAAGTTATTTAAAGTTATAAAGTGCGTAAACTCAGAACCCGTTAATTTAGGAATTAAATGAAACAATGTAAGATAATCGTTAAAGATGAAGTTAACGTAAAGATAGAAGGAGTAGAATTAGCAGAGCGTAAAGCACTGATGAAACTATTTGAGTATGAAGTACCTGGTGCAAGATATTTGCCTGCTGTACGTTTAGGTAGATGGAATGGTAAAGTAAGTTATTTTAGTTTAGGTGGCTCAACTTATATTAACTTGTTGCCTGAAATAATTCCCTTATTAGACAACGCCGGGTATGACATTGAGCTAGAAGATACTAGAGATTATACTACTGCATTTGAATTCGCTGAAGTGTCCGAGGATACGTTTAAACACAAAACTTGGCCTAAAGGTCATCCTATTGAAGGTCAGCCGGTTGTATTGCGTGATTATCAAATCAATATTGTTAACAACTTTTTAAAGAACCCACAATCATTACAAGAAATTGCTACAGGTGCAGGTAAAACATTGATGACTGCCACACTAAGTCATAGTGTAGAACAATATGGTCGTAGTATTGTTATTGTGCCTAATAAAAGTCTAGTAACACAAACAGAAGCAGATTATATTAATCTTGGTTTAGATGTTGGTGTATACTTCGGTGATCGTAAGGAATATAATAAGACGCACACTATCTGTACTTGGCAAAGTCTTAATAATATGCTTAAGAAAACTAAAGCAGGTGAAGCAGATATTATGGACTTCATTGAAGGTGTAGTTTGTGTAATGGTTGACGAGGTGCATATGGCAAAAGCTGATGCACTTAAAACATTACTTACTAGCGTATTCGCTAAAGTGCCCATTCGTTGGGGACTGACTGGAACTATTCCTAAAGCTAAGTTTGAAGCACAGTCTTTATTTGTAAGCTTAGGTCCTGTAATTAGTAAACTAAGTGCAAGTGAGTTACAAGATCAGGGTGTATTGGCACAGTGTCACGTTAACATTGTTCAACTTAAAGATGAAGTAGAGTTTAGCAATTATCAAAGTGAATTGAAACATTTGCTTGAAGATACACATAGACTTGATGCAATTGCTGAATTGATATTAAAGATTAAAGAAACAGGCAATGTATTGATTCTAGTAGATAGAGTTAATGCAGGTAAAGAATTGATTAGTAGATTACCCGATAGTGTATTCGTTAGTGGTGCTACTAATATGACTGATAGGAAAGAAGAATATGATGAAATCGCAACAAGCACAAACAAGATTATCGTGGCTACATATGGTGTGGCTGCGGTTGGCATTAACATCCCTAGAATTTTTAATTTGGTGCTCATTGAACCTGGTAAATCGTTTGTGCGAGTTATCCAGTCTATTGGTAGGGGTATCCGAAAAGCTGAGGATAAAGATTTTGTCCAAATCTGGGATGTAACTAGTTCGTGTAAGTTTGCCAAACGTCATTTGACACAACGTAAAGCTTTTTATAAAGAAGCTAATTACCCGTTTGACTTAGAAAAGTTGACATACAGATAAGAAAGTGTTACAATACTATTATGCGAATATTAACCCTAGACAACGAATTCTATAACTTAGAAACACTTCCCGAAGAAATTGATGACCTGCGTTTTGCTATCTTAGATAACAGTAACCCTAGTAATGTAGACTATCATTATATCCCATTGATCTTTTTAGAATCATTTAATAGTCCTGCACTTGTATTGAAGATAGGTAATCAAACTATTAAGATGCCGATTGATTGGCAGATACTTATTGGTGAACAAGAACACGGTGACTTAGAAACATTGCCTCTAACAAGTATTAACGATAGAGGATTCAATGCGTTTGAGTTTAATCCACTTACTGCTTTCAGTCCCTCATTTGTTCCTATTGAGATTGTAGATATTTACCATGACGTAACTTGGTATGCACCTCGATTGAAAAACGGACAGTTCTTATGTGTTCCTATCGATGATGGTGATAAGCCACGTTGTGTATATTTTGTAAAAGAGATTAGTCGTAACTGCGAGATTGTAGATTATAGTCAGGCATTCTAATGGCAACGAAGAAACAAGCAATACCCCAAGATGAGAAACTAGAGAATCAAGACTTTAACTTGTTTGAAGCTATTGCGGCATTAGATAAGAAAGACTATGGTTACTATGATAGACTTACACCTGAACAACAGCGTAAGTTTGTTCCCTTTATGCTAATCAAATGGTTAAGCTATGTTAAAGGTTCGGGTGATGTTGCGGGTTACTATGTAATGAGTACCGAATATAACGCTAACAAATACTTTTTTAATGAGAGTGTAGGCAAGCATCCTAAACTACAATGGTATATGTTATGTGCGGCTAGTCCCGGATTAGGTAAACAATATCATCAGTGGTTGCCACAGATTAAAGAGCGTGTAAGTTTGTTAAAAGAACCCGCAGTATTAAAAGATACAAAAGAATATTTTACAAAGATATACCCTAAAGCAAACAGTGAAGATATCACAGAGTATTCAAAACAGTTTGTGCAAGAGCAAAAAAAGAAAATGCATCTTGCAGAAATATATCCCCATTTAAAAATAGCAGACATTGAAGTATTAAGCCAGACAGTAACAGATGAAGATATCTCTCAATACGAAAAAGACAGAGGCAATTGATAAGTCAACCAAGTATGGTTGCGAGTTTTGCAATAGAGAGTTCCAGCGTGAATCTACTATGGCTAAACACCTATGTGAAAACAAACAACGTTACTTGAACAAAGACTTACAAGGTAATCGTATTGGATTTCAATCTTGGTTGCAATTTTATAAAAAGAATACGTCAAGCAAAAAGAATAAAACATACGATGAGTTTATTCGTAGTGCCTATTATACTGCTTTCGTAAAGTTTGGAA